CGCTTCTCGCCGATGGCGCGCGACACGCCGTGCCTGAGAGACAAGATCGCCGACCCCAAGTCGCGCGACGGCAACAACAAGATCCTGCACAAGCGCTTTCCGGGCGGGCATCTGACGATTGTCGGGGCCAATGCGCCCTCGGGGCTCGCCAGCCGGCCGATCCGGCTGCTGCTGTGTGACGAGGCCGACCGCTACCCGTTCAGCGCCGGGGCCGAGGGCGATCCGGTGAATCTGGCGAGGAAGCGCACGGTCACCTTCTGGAACCGCAAGATCGTGCTGGTCTCGACGCCGACCAACAAGGGGGCAAGCCGGATCGAGACGGCCTATGAGGAAAGCGACCAGCGGCAATACTGGGTGCCGTGCCCGGAGTGTGGCGAGGCCCAGGTGCTTACATGGCCCCAGGTCAGATGGGACAAGAGCGAGCAGGGTGAACACCAGCCCGAGACGGCGCATTACGAGTGTATCCACTGCGCCGCGAAGTGGGACGACCAGACAAGATGGGCTGCCGTTGGCAAGGGCGAATGGCGGGCGCGGCGGCCCTTCGCCGGTATTGCCGGGTTCCACCTCAACGAGATCTATTCGCCCTGGGTGCGGCTTGAGGAGGTGGTGAAGGCGTTCCTGTCGGCGCGGGCCGGTGGCGACGAGGCGATGAAGACCTTCGTGAATACCTCACTCGGCGAGACCTGGGTGGAGACAGGCGACGCGCCCGACTGGCAGCGGCTGGCGGGTCAGAAGGAAGACTGGCCGGCGGGCACGGTTCCGGAGAAAGGGCTGTTCCTCACCGCCGGGGCCGATGTGCAGAAGGACCGGATCGAGGTCGATGTCTGGGCCTGGGGGCGGGGGCTTGAAAGCTGGCTGGTCGATCACATGGTGATCGAGGGCGGTCCGGCCGATCCGGAGTGCTGGCGGCAGTTGACCAATCTGCTCGGCCGGACCTGGCGCCACGCGAGCGGCATGCATCTGACCATCGCGCGGCTGGCAATCGACACGGGCTTCGAGACCTCGGCCGTCTATGCCTGGGCACGGACCGTGGGATTTGCACAGGTGGCGCCGGTGAAGGGGGTGGAGGGCTTCAACCGGGCGGCTCCGGTGACGGGGCCCACTTACGTGGATGCGACTGTCGGGGGCAAGCGGCTGCGCCGGGGCGCGCGACTGTGGACGGTGGCGGTGTCAACCTTCAAGGCCGAGACCTACCGCTTTCTCAGGCAGGAGCGGCCGACCAAGGAAGAAATCAAGGCCGGCGCCACATACCCGCCCGGCACCGTGCACCTGCCGGGCTGGGCGGACAGCGAGTGGCTCAAGCAACTGGTCGCCGAGCAACTGGTGACGGTGAAGAACAAGCGCGGCTTTGCGAAGCTCGAATGGCAGAAGCTGCGCGAGCGCAACGAGGCGCTCGATTGCCGGGTCTATGCCCGCGCTGCCGCCTGGATTGCCGGCGCCGATCGGTGGTCGGAGGCGCAATGGGCAGAACTGGAGCGGCAGGCGACGGTGCCGGCCGGGAACAGCAAACCCGGTGGGGCGCTGCACCGACCCGCCCGCCCGGCACTGCGACGGCGACGAGCCGTGCGCTCAAACTACATGGGGTGATCAGTGGCGCTTCGTTGCGCGGCTGCGGTGCCCGGCCAGAACCCGGCGACGGAATTCGGCAATGAACGCCAGATCGGTCTCGATCCCGTGCCTGTCGATGTCGTCGGGATCGAAGCCGCCTCCGGCCCAGGTCCGCAGGTGATCGTGGTCCGGGTGGCCGGGGTCGTTCACGGCTTCGAGGAACCCTTCGAAACCGGGAATGCCGCCGACATCCTCGGGCGGTGCGCGCCGCGCTCCATCGACGAAGACAGGGTAGTCGATGCCCGGGTCGCCGTCCCGCCTTTCTTCGATGCGGATCCGGCAGCGCCAGTCGTCGCCGAAATCGTAGATATAGGTGAACTGCTCGACGCCGCGCTCGATCAGTTGCGCGAGACGCAGCCCCCTGGCCTTGTAGACCCTTTGCCCGAAGGTCTCGGCCCCGGGCAAAGGGTCGCCATAGGCACGTTCGCCGACACGGAATTCGTAGAGATGGGCGTGTTCCCAGCGCATGAGGGCCTGAATGACGTCGTGCAGGGTTGCAAGCGCGATGCCCGTGGGCACATCGACACGCCGCCAGATGCGGGGCTCGGTATCCTCGAGCTCGATCATCAGGCGGGCGATCGGTTCAATCATGGTGGATCCTTTCGTGAACGGCAGTGGGGAGTCAGCCCTGCAGGGTCTTCTGCACGATCCCGGGGTCCTTGTCGATCAGGGCCAGCAGGACGCGTGCCGGGCCTTCGGGGCGGCGTCGGCGCTGCTCCCAGTTGAGCAGCGTGCCCTTTGCAACCCCGATGCTGCGGGCAAACGCCGCCTGCGACAAGCCGGTGCGCGCGCGGATGGCGCGCACGTCCGGCTCGGGCACCTCGATCTCGTGAATGGTGGCGGGGCCCTGTCCATGCGCATGGGCAATGGCTTCCTTCAGCCCCCGTTCGATGCTCTTGAACGCGTCGCTCATCGCCTTGTCCTCCTGTAGCTGTCGGCCAGCGCCTTGCCGAGGGCCTTGACGGCTTCGGTCTCGGTCCGGCTGAGATTGGCCTTCTCGTTCTTGGCGAAGACCGTGATCAGAAACACCGGCATGTCCTCTTCGGGTGCAAAGAAGTGGATCACGCGGTAACCGCCGCTCTTGCCGCCGCCCGGCCGCGCGAAGCGGAACTTGCGGATGCCACCGCCGATCGACACGCCGCTCATCGGATTGCGGGCGATGTAATCGATCAACGCCATGCGCTCGGCGTCGCTCATGATGGCGCGGGCACGGCGCTGGAACTCGGGTGTCTCGACGACGGTCACGATGGTCATGACACCAGATAGGCGTCATTGGCGCATATGTCAATGGCGCACGAGGAAGATACCATGCCAACATTGACGGAACTGCAAACCCGCCGCGAGGCACTCGTGGCCTCGCGGTCCTCGGGCGTGGCGCGTGTCACATACGAGGGCAAGACGGTCGAGTATCGCAGCCTTGCCGAGATCGACCGGGCGATCGAGGCGCTGGAGCGGGAGATCGCCGCTGCCGAGGGACGGCGCATCGTGCGGCATCTGCGGGTGACGACGGACAAGGGGCTCTGAGCGGTGAAATTGCTTGACGCGCTGCGCCGCCGCAAACCCGGTGGTGCCAAGGGGGTGCGCGCCCGCCTCGAGGGCGCCATGGCCCGGCGCCGGCTCAGGGGCTGGCAACCGCCCTTGGAGAACATCAATTCGCTGGTCGCCTCGGGCGGCCCGCGTCTGCTGGCGCGTTCGCGGGAACTTGTAGTGACCAACGGCTATGCGGCGAACGCCTGCGAAGCCTGGGCCGCCAACCTGGTGGGGGATGGCATCAAGCCGTCGTCGCTGATCGAGGATGGCGAGTTGCGGGACCGTGTCCAGCGCCTGTGGCTGGCCTGGACGGATGAGGCGGATGCCGACGGGCTCACCGACTTCTACGGGCTGCAGGCGATGGTGGCCCGCGAGATGTTCGTGGCCGGCGAATGCTTCGTGCGGCTGCGTCCTCGGCGGCCGGAGGACGGGTTGCGGGTGCCGCTGCAGTGCCAGTTGCTGCAGTCCGAGATGCTGCCGTTCGACAAGACCGAGACGGCTCCAAACGGCAACGTGATCCGCTGCGGCATCGAGTTCGACAAGATCGGGCGGCGCGTGGCCTACCACTTCCGGCGTCGCCATCCCGGCGACAGCACCGACAGGGGCGATGTCCTGCCCGAAACGGTGCGCGTTCCTGCCGCCGACGTTCTGCACATCTACCGGCCGCTGGACGCGGGCCAGATCCGCGGCCTGCCCCATGTGGCGCCGGCCATGGTGCGCCTGTTCCTGCTCGACCAGTACGACGATGCCGAGCTTGACCGCAAGAAGACCGCGGCGATGTTCGCGGGCTTCATCACCAAGGCCGCGCCCGAAGAGCAGCTGATGGGCGCGGTCGAGGATGGGGAGGATGGCACCGGCATTGCCAGCCTCGAGCCCGGGACATTGCAGGTGCTGCTGCCGGGCGAGGACGTGACCTTCTCAAGCCCTGCCGATGTCGGCGGTGGCTACGAGGCGTTCCAGTATCGCACCCTGCTGGCAATCTCGGCCTCGCTGGGGCTGCCCTATCACCTGGTGACGGGGGATGTGCGGCAGGCGAACTACTCGTCCTTGCGCGCCGAGCTGGTCGAGTTCCGCCGGCGCTTCAGCCAGCTGCAGCACGGGGTGATCGCGCATCAGCTCTGCCGGCCCATCTGGGAGCGCTGGCTGGAGACCGCGGTGCTGGCCGGGGCGCTGGAGCTGCCCGACATGGGCGCAGCCCGGGCCGTCCACTGGATCCCGCCGCGCTGGGACTGGGTGGATCCCCTGAAGGACATCCAGGCGCAGCTGCTTGCCATCGAGGCGGGGCTGATGTCGCGGCGCAAGGCGGTCGAGGCCACCGGTTACGACATCGAGGAAATCGACCGCGAGAACGCGGCCGATGCGACCCGCGCCGCTGAACTGGGGCTGAGCTACGGCACAGGCCCGAGCCAGAGGCAGGGAGCGCGGGCCACACCACCGCAAGAAACTGAACCCAACAAGGGACCCTGATCCATGACCAGCTGGTACATGATCCGCGCCACCGCCGAAGGCGCGGAACTGTCGATCCATGACGAGATCGGCGCCTATGGCATCTCCGCCAAGGACTTCATCGCGGACCTTGGCAGGCTGCCGAGCGAGGCCGCGCTCACCCTGCGGCTCAACAGCCCCGGCGGTTCGGTCTTCGATGCGGTGGCGATCTACAACGCGCTCAGGCGCCACGAGGGCAAGGTGACGGTGAGCATCGACGGCATCGCCGCCTCGGCCGCCTCCTACATTGCCATGGCGGGCGATGAGGTGGTGATGCCGGAAAACGCCTTCCTGATGATCCATGATCCGTCCGGTCTGGTGATGGGCACGGCCGGTGACATGCGCGCCATGGCCGAGGCGCTCGACAAGATCGCGGGCGCGCTGGTCAAGGGCTACGCAGCGAAGTCGGGCAAGGCGGAGGACGAGGTGGCCACGCTGATGGCGGCCGAGACCTGGTTCACGGCGGCCGAGGCGGTGGAGGCGGGCTTTGCGGACAGCATGGCGGAACCGGTGAAGATCGCGGCCAGCTTCGATGTGACCCGCTTCCGCAATGCGCCCCCGGCGGTGGTCGAGGCGCTGGCGCGGTGCGACAATGCAGAAACGCAGGACAAGCCGGAGACCGCCACCACCTCAATCGCTTCGGCCGCGACCCCGCCGACGGGCGATCCACCGGCCGTTCCCGCCACTCCGGACCCCGCCACCGCCCACACCGAGGCAATGGACTACGCCCGTGCCGTGGTCGATCTCTGTTGCCTCGCCGGCCAGCCGCAGATGGCCGCAGGCTTCCTCGAGCGCGAGGTCCCACTTGAGGAGGTCCGCGCGGCGCTGCTGACGGCGCGCGCCGAGGCCGATCCCGAGATCACCGCCCACCATCCGCAACCCGGCCCGGGCCCTTCGGCGCGCCCCTGGGCCGACATCATCAACCGCACCTTCAAGCGCAAGGGATAACAGATCATGCCCGTTCTCACTGAAACCACCCACCCCGGCGGCTTCCTCGTCTGGGAGGCCTTCCGCGACTACACCCGCGAGGTCGTTACCATCGCAACCGGGACCAGTAACCCGGTGCTCAAGCCCGGCACCGTGCTGGGCAAGATCACCGCAACCGGCAAATACGCCGCCCACGACCCGGCCGCCGTCGATGGCACCGAAACCGCCGTCGCCGTGCTATGGGCCAAGGCCGATGCCACGGCTGCCGACGTGCAGGCGGTGGTGCTCCTGCGCGGCCCCGCCATCGTCAACGGCAACGACCTGGTCTTTGTCGGCACCCTGACACAGCCCGAGATCGATGCGGCGCACGCGGCGCTGGCCGCCGCCGGCATTCTCGTCCGATAAGCAAGGAACACCATCATGCCCACCATGGACATCTTCGACACCGATGCCTTCTCGGTGATCGAGCTCACCCGCGCGCTTGAAAACATCCCCTACAAGCCGGCCACGCTGACCGGCTCCGGCCTGTTCGCAGACCGCGGCGTGCGAAGCCGCACCGTCGTGATCGAAAGCCGCGACGGCACGCTCTCGCTGATCCCGTTCTCCGAGCGCGGCTCGGCCTATGAACAGCAGATCCCGGAACGGCGCGACGTGCGCGCCTTTGTGTGCCGCCAGTTCAAGAAGCAGGACGTGCTCTGGGCCTCGGAAATCCAGGGCATCCGGGCCTTTGGCACCGAGAGCGAGACCCAGCAGATCCAGCAGGAGGTGGCAAGGCGGCTCAAGCGTTTGCGCAATGACGCCGAGGCCACCTTCGAGTATCACCTCCTGAACGGCATCCAGGGCAAGGTGCTCGACCCCAAGGACGGGGCGGTGGTCATCGACTACTTCACCGAGTTTGCCATCACCCCGGCCACCGAAGTGAACTTCGATCTGGCCAACACCAGCCCGGCCTCGGGTGCGCTGCGCAAGAAGTGCCAGGCGCTGATCGAGAGCGTCGAGGGCGATCTCGGCGGGCTGTCCACCGGTGCGGTGCAGCTGCGCGCCGAATGCGGCTCGGCCTTCTTCTCGGACCTCGTGGCCCACAAGGAGGTGCGCGAGACCTATCTCAACACCGCCGCGGCGGCCGATCTGCGATCGCGCGTCGCTGACGAGGTTAGCTTCGGCGGCATCACCTTCCGCCGCTACCGGGGCAATGCCGTCTTCGGCGTGCCGCCTGACAAGGCGTACTTCTATCCTGAAGGCGTCGAAGGGCTGTTCGAGATCTACTATGCCCCGGCCGATACCTTCGAGACGGTCAACACCCTCGGCCTGCCGCTTTACGCCCGCTCGATCCCCGACCGGGACCGCGACGAGTGGGTGCGGCTCGAGATCGAGAGCAACCCCCTGCCGATCTGCACCCGGCCGCGGGTGCTCAGGACCGCACGGCGGGCGTGATGAATGCCTTTGCCGTGGCCATGGATGCGCTGTTCCAGGACGTAAACCTCGGGCTGGATGCGACCTGGTATCCGGCCGGTGGCGCGCCCCAACCGGTCCGCGTGATCCGCAAGGCCCCGGACGAGGTGACCGGCTTCGGGTCTGCGCAGATCCTGTCAGACACCACCCTGGTCGACGTGCGGACA